ATCTCCGGCATGCCGGTCTCTATGGACATTGACGGCAGTGTCCAGCCGCCGGAGCGGAACTCATGGGTATAGGGTCCAACGCCGGAAGTGATCGGCTGGCCAAAGCCCGCCTTCAGCCAGAAGCCGAACGCCTCCGCGTCGATCGGCACGACAACGTTGCCGTCGGCCGTCACCGCATCCTTGATCGGCGGCAGCGGGTCGCGGCCGTAGCCGAGCAACTCGCTGTTCAGGAGCGGCTGTTCCGATCCCAACGAAGTGCTGGCGAAGGGCATCTTGGTGAAGCCGCCCACAGGCGGCGTTCCATAGGTCGTCTCGAACGCAAGCGCCATCTGCGCCCGCGCCCCTTGGGCTCGTGCCATTGTTGGTTCTCCTGTATGTGTTGGACGATGAGTCCCGGTAGGGGCCGAAACTCAAAAAGGCAGACTTGAATGACGGACCAAAAGTATCCCGCCGCAGGCTCCGGTGGCCGCTCCCATCTTGGTGCAGGGTCTCGCATCACGGGCGAGTTGTATTTTCCTGGCACCGTCGAATTTCCCGGTTACGTCAAGGGGCGCGTGGAAGCCTCCACGATCGTTGTCGAGGACGCAGGCGAGGTTGAAGGCGAACTCCGCGCCGCCAGCATCGCCATCAAAGGGCGCGTCAACGGCCAGATCATCGGTGGCGACGTAAAGCTGCACACAAGTGCGCAGGTGACCGGCGACATTACCTATGAAAGCCTGAGCATCGAGAGCGGCGCGCAAGTGGAAGGCCAATTCAAGTTGCAAGCATACCAAGGATCCGACGCCGGTTGATCAGGCCAATGGATCGGCCGTTGAATAATGCAGCATCACTGGAATGACGGCTGCCTTGATCGCCGCAGCACCCGCGACGGGCAGATCGACCGGGCGCGGCGCTTCGGCCTCAATCCAGTCGCAAAGGCCGCCCAGCGTGCGGTCAGCGGCAAGCGCCGCGCCAATGCTGGCGCAGAGCGTGTCGAACGCGTCATCAAGGTCAGCGCCCTGCACGACCGCCTCGATCTCGGCCCGATGCTGGTAGTGATAGCGCAGCGGCGAGAGCGTCACCTCGGGTTCCCCCGGTTCACCGTCGCGCAGGATCAGCAGGCCATCGGTCGGGACGCGCTCGGGCAGCACCTCGCCGCGCAGAACGGTGGCGGGCAGCGCCGAGAGCCGCGCGTGCAGCGCGGTAAGGATGGTTTCGCGAGAGGTGGGCATATGCTGTTCCGAAGTTAGAGGCTTAGCCAAAGTCTGCTCTGAGCCCCATTTGACGAATGCAGCGGTGTGCAGGACGGTCGGCTGCTGTGTTTCGACGATGGAAGCTGAAAGATGAGAACCACGACACGGGAGCGAAATGCAGACCGTCGCGGTTCGAACGCGTGTGCTGCAAATGTTAATCTTGCCGTGTACTGTCCAAACGGGCACAAACCGTATTCATTTTACCATTTTGCGTGGATCCAGCATTGAGTTTTCTTTCGGTCACGTCCGTTCCAAAGCTCCGATGGAGTTCGCCAACGCCTTTCACTATGAAACCGCCACTGGCATCAGTCGCGTTTCTCGTCATTGGCCTGGTGATATTCGGCATTGGAGAAGCATTGCTGGTCACAGCAGGCGTTGGTGTGAGCCCTTGGACCGTGTTCGCGGAAGGCGTGACCAATATCACAGGTTGGAGCCTGGGATTTGCGACCTTTATCATCAGCGCATGTGTCTTAGTCTTGTGGATTCCACTCAAGCGAACACCCGGGATGGGAACGATCCTCAACGCGATCACAATTGCGTTGGTCCTGGAATACTTGCTGCCCTATTTGCCAACATTTGAGTCGTATGTTGCGAACGCCGCGCTGGCTCTGACGGGAGTGTTCGTGACCGGGTTCGGCGGGGCGATTTACCTGATCGCAAACTTAGGCCCGGGCCCCCGAGATGGCCTCATGACCGGGCTTCAGGCTGTCACACGTCAACCCATCGCGCTCGTGCGCATGGTTCTTGAGCTGACAGTCGTCGCGATCGGTTGGGCCTTGGGCGGCACGGTTGGCTTAGGCACGGTTCTCTTTGCCTTGGGTATCGGACCAGCAGTGGCAATTGGGATGCAGATTCTACAATTTCGCAACACCCCGCATTAACATCTGCCGGAAGGCTAAGTCGGCAAAGCAGACATCACATTCTCCCCTCCACCCAGTTCGCTACGATTAGCCCCGGCACACCGTCCACTGCGCGCTCCGCATCCCGCGCGAGATCCAGCCGCTTGGGCAACTTCACCTGCGGCACCAGCAGGAAGATCGGCACAGTGGTGCGCCCGCGACCGGTCTGTGAGCGTGAGGCCACACCTTGACCACGGCTGTTCAGCCGCCCCTCGGCTACGAGCAGGCTTGGACCATTGCGCCGGTAAACAAACCGCAGGCGCAGCCCGCGTCGCCGCTCCCATTCGCCGGGGGTGATCCGGCTGCCACGCGCTCCCTTGCCAGCCGCCGCCGTCGGGATTGCCAACCAGAACCCGTTCTTGGACCGGATCAGCGGCCCGGTGTCATGCGCGCCAATGATCACCGGTGCCTTGGACCAGACCAGCGCTGCAGCGTTCAGGCTTTCGCCCGACCTCGGGAAGTTCTGGCTCTGGATCGAATTGGCAAGCCGCCGCCCAAGGCCCGCGCCGGTGATCTGACTACGCCACGCAGTTTTCAGCCCGGTTCCAGCCTCGCGCATGGCGGCGGACACGGCTTTTTCGCCAGCCACAACTTCGGCGGCCATCATCGCGACGATGTCGGGAGTGATGTCGAGCTTCAGCCTCATGCCGGCCTCAGATCCACGGTCCAGACCAACCGCTCGCGATCCCGCACCGGCTCGCCTTGAATGAGGAAGGCATCGCCATCGATCTCGACCCGGTCACCGGGGCGTGGATTTGGCACCTCTGCCGCATGCAGGTCGATGCGGGTGGTTTCTGACCAGAGCCGCGCCTCACCAAAGCCGGTGATCTCGTCCGCGCGGCGTGTGATCACGCGGATGAGGGTTGGGCCGCCGCCCGTGGACGTGTAGACGGCGTCGCGCGCCATATTCGGATCACCGAAGAGCGTCTCGATAGCGATAGCGAAGATCGACATGGCCTGTCCGATCAGTTCGAGCTGTGCAGGCGGATCGCAAGGCGCGGGCGCTTGTTGACCGGCAGGATCGATCCTTCCGTCATCAGGTCGATCCAGCGGCCTTTGGCGTCGATCATCTGGCGGGCATAAAGCGGCAGCCCGATCGTGTTTGCGGTCTCCAGAAGGTTCGCAGGTCCGCCATAGGTGGTGAAGGTATCGAAGGTGCCCATGGGAAAGGCGATGCCCTCACCGGTGGGGATCAGCCGCTCCGAGGTGCCGCCCGAGAGGGTGACCGAGCCGTTGTATTCCTCAAAGAGGACGCCCGCGAACGGGAAGGCCCGGCGCATGTCCTCGCGCAGCGGCTGGCCGCCAGTGGCCGAGAAGAACTTGTAGGCGTCCTCGGTCTTGGGGTGACTGATCAGCTTGTCGAAGAACTCCGAGCTGACCAGCGCATGCGCGGTAGTCATGGTCTCGCCCAGCAGGTTGTCCTCGATTGCGCGCAGGGTGGTGCGGACCTTGGTCTGGATATTGGTTCCGGCCGTGCCGAAGACGAAGTCGACCGAGATCTGGTCCAACCCGAACTCGGTGAAGTAGTTGTAAAGCATGGTGCCCGCGCCATCCTTCACGATGCCGCGGAGCGCATTCATTTCCATGTATTCGCGGGTCTGAGCATGCTTGCGGCGCATAAGCGTCAGCTTGCGGTTCATCACCTCGACCAGGGGATCGGCCACGTCGGACATCCCCAGCGCGGGCATGCCCTGGATATCGCCGGGCAGGATCACATCGTCATGCGGGATCCACGGCAGGGCGAAGGAGCGCATCGAGCGCGCCTCGCGGTTGCCGACGGTGGCGGGCGCGCCGAGAGGGACCGAGGGCAGGAGGCTGAGAACGCCCTCGCGCTGTTCGATGACGATGGAGCGTTGAGAAACACCCTCGAAGCGGAAGAGGCCGATCTGGCCAAGGCGGGTGTAGAGGTTGGGCAGGATGTTGATGGCCTGCGTCATCTCGGCGAGAGAATAGCCGCCCGTGTCGAACGGGTTGCGGGTGATGGTCATGGGGGAACTCCGGGTAAAGAGGGGCGAGGTGATAACCGCCTGGTACGGTTGGGCTGGATTCAGGCGGTGTCGCGCGGGACGATCCCGAGGCTGGCGAGCTGGCCTAGCTTGGTGGTGATCTTCCCTGCGTCATCGACGGTGGGATCAAAGGTGAGGGCTGCGCGGGACACGATGACGGGACCGCGCACAACGACAATGCCGACCGCGTCAGCCAGGGTTGCATCGACGGCGTAGAGCAACACGGCCGCGGCGGTCTGCGCGCCGTCTGCACCGCCGGAGGTGGCGAGCTTGTACTTGCCGCTTGCGGTGATGCGGCCAAGCACGGAGCCGACGGGATAGGCGGTGCCAGCGAGCAGGGTGACGGTCTCGCGGGTGTAGTTCGGGTTGACCTCGTATTTGAGGACATCGCCCATCGAGGGCGGTTGGGTCAGTACGGACATGGGAAGGCTCCAGAGCAGGGTGCAAAAAGGTATCCCCCGCCGGGGCGGTACGGCGGGGGATCAGTCAGGCAGAGGGATGTCGCGTTTTGGTCTGGGAATGACCGGGGCGTCAGGCGCGGGCACCTGCTGCAGCTGCCCGTTTTGCGGCCGCAACGATCGGGCTTTCCTTCGCCTGCGGCAGGATGGGTGAGGGCGGGGCGGCCACAATGTCGCGCGCGTCTGCGGCCGCACTTGCGCGCTCAATCACAAGGCGGCGCAGGGCCTCGGGCGTGGTGCCCTCTCGCAGCGCTTTCGCCGTGTCGATGGCGACACCGAGCCTGCCTGCCTGCGCCGCGATCTCGGCGATCTCTGCCGCTGTCTCACGGAACTGCGCCGACAGCTCAGCCAGGTTGCCCGGCTGCGTCGCGGCTGGGACTGCAGCGGCTGGTGGCTTGGATGCCGCCGGAGGCGGAACCGGGGCCGCGGACGCGACGTCTTCAACATCAGTCTCGCCGTCTGGCGCATCCGGTGCTGTATCGAGGGCGTCCTGCAGCGGATCATCCTGATCGGGTTCGGTGGCCATGTGTGCCTCCTGTTTGGGGTGGGAAAGGGATGCGCGCTGAGTGCGCGAGGGTGAAAGCGTTGGGGTGTGGGCCACGATTTGCTGGAAGGCCGCAAAGCCGCGCGCAAGATCGGTGACTTCATCAGCGAGGCCTGAGGCGATGGCATCGGCGCCGCGATAGGTCGCGGCCTCGGTGGCGAGCGCCGCCTCTTGGTTCAACCGACCGGCCCGACCGGCCGCGACGGTCTCGGCGAAGAGGAACCGCAGCACGTCGATCTCGCGCTGGATGTCGTCCCGGATATCTGCGGGTAGTGGCTCGTAGGGATTGCCATCAACCTTGTGCCTGCCGGAATGGATCAGCGTCACCCGAACCCCGTCCTGATCGAGCTGGCCGCTGAGATCGGCATGCATCACCACGACACCGATACTGCCCACCGCGCCGGTGCGCGGCAGCAGGATGCGGTCGGCCTGCGAAGCCAGCGCGTAACCTGCCGAGAAGGCGTGTTCGGCCACAAAGGCCCAGACCGGCTTGTCGCGGCGGAGCGCGCGGATGCGGTCGGCGAGATCAAACACACCGGCAACTTCGCCGCCAAAACTGTCGATTTCCAATGCGACGCCACGCACGGTCGGATCACTGGCTGCGGCCTCGATCTGTGCAGCGATCCCCTCATAGCTGGTCTGGCCCGATGACTGCC